TGATGTATTAATTCCTTCGCCTGCTAAAAATTCTAAAGTATCTTCTAAGAAAACTTGACCTAATGTAGAAGATTCATCTGCTAATCTTATAAATGGATTTGCAAGTTTGCTTCTTGTAATAGAACCTGCTAACATAGCATTCGTAATACCTAAAGCTTTTACTCTTAGAGCATCACTGTTAACTTCTATTGAACTGCCATCAACTGCAACATCAAGTGTATTGCCTGATTTAGTTAAAGCATTACCAGCTGTAATTTGGCCAGCACCTGAAAATTGTCCTACTGTTAGTGAAGTTGTACCAATTGTAGGTGTGCCTTCGTGTGTGAATACATAACCATTATCAGCATTGTCTGTACCTTGTTCTACAAATACAAAACTACCACCTGTTAATTCAGAAGCCGTGTCAGCATCAACTGTTCTTGTCCATACTGTTGATGATGTTCTTTCGTAAATACCGTTTTGACTTTGTGTGGTTTGATTCTTAACTAAAATTCTATCGCCGTTTGTTAATGTTACACCATCAAGTGTTGTAACAGCAGAACCATAAGTTAATGTAGCACCTACACCTGCTGTACCGTTAGCATATGTAGCACTTAAATTTACTGTTGTAGCCGCAACGACTGAATTTTTAACATCTAAACCTTGTGATGTTGCGTCAACATATTCTTTTGTTGCAAGTGAGTCAGTAGTAAATCCTGCACGGTCTTTATAACCTGATGGAACTTTAACTGTTCCTGTACCGTTTGGTGATAATGTTAAATCGCCATTACCGTTTGTTGTTGAAATTGTATTCGCATCAACTCTAATATTGTCAACATCAACCTGTGTTAATCCTGCAACGGCCGTTGTTGTAGAACCTAAAGTAAGTGTAGAACTTCCTAATGTGATTGTAGAGTTTGCTAATTTTACATTTGTAACATTAGCATCTGTTAACTGTGTTGTACCAATTGAAGCATTTGCAATTGAGAAAGATACTTTATTAGCTGAAACGGCAGTTACAACTTGTGAATTACCTTCAAAGTCTAAAGTTTCTCCTGTAACAAAATTGTCTGAGCCTGTATCGCCTGTAATTGTAAAATCTGTAGTAACAGTTGCAAAAGATAAAACACCAGAACCGTCTGTTTTTAAAAACTGTCCAGTTGTTCCATCATCTGGTGGTAAAGTTAATGTGTAACTTGCAGATAAAGTATTCGGAGCTTTAATTATAATATTATCAGTACCGTTATTAGTACCTTCATTTAATTTAATTCCGCCACCAACTGTTGTACTATTTCCTACAATAATTTCATCTACTGCTTTATTCGCATCAACGATAATAGATGAACTAGCAGTTAATACTCCTGGCTGATGATCTAATAGATTTGTAAAATACTTACCACCAATTACCTCTTGTGCTGAAGCATCGCCGTTACCATCAATTGGTCCAACACCGATAAAGAGTTTATCTCCTAATGTGTTATAAGCACCTACAGCGTATGAATATGAAAGCTCTCCGATTTTGGCTGTAGCTGGTTTACCTAAACCACTGGACGTTTTTATTTTAATTATAGTTGCCATTTATTAATATTCTCCACCGTTAAGTGTTAAATTTCCTGTCGTTGTAATGATGTTTGTTCTTGTAACAAACTTTTGATCGCTTGATCTGTATTGTAATAAAGAGCCGTCAGCTAGTCCTTCAGTTGTTGTATCTACATCGCCTAATAATTTTAATTGTAATGAACTGTTTTGTAATGTGGCACCAGATGGTATCGTTACAGATACTTTTTGGGGTCCAGCAGATGTAGGTGAACTGATCCTAGCAGTTATGTTAGCCATTCAAATCTCTCTTTTTACTTATATTTATATTAATTTTAATCTATAATAAAGAATAATTTAAACACTTACTTCAGGTCTAACGGTAATAATTCCTTCTAAAACTCTTGTAACTGAACCAGTACTAGAGGTAATTTCAACGTCATAGACGTATCTTTCAGCGTCCAGAGCGGTTGTTTGATTGGCTGTTAAAGAAATAGTCAAAACACCAGTTGTTCTGTCCGTAGCAAAAGTAGTAGTCATCGCTGTTCTTGTTCTTGTAGATGAATAACCTTTGGCCAGTTTTGCAACGGCCGTATAACCAGTCAAATCAAATACGTTTCCGTTTATGTCTTTTACGGTTATATCTGATGTAAATGTTGCGCCTTGGTCTATTGATAGGTTTGCTACAGCTGCCATTTATTTTATTTCTTTAGTTTCCTTAACGTCTATACCTAATTCTTCTATAATTCTATTATTATAATATTCAGTTAAAACGTCTATTTTCTCAATTTCAATAAGTAATCTTGTCTTATTGCTTTGTATTTCTTGTCTTGCTATGATGTAGTTTTTCAATTTATCACTGAACTTAGTTTCATCATATTCTTTACCATTAATTGTAATCGCCATATTCACTCCTTTAATAGTATTATTTATAAGAGATATAAATAGACATATAAATAATCATATGCCAAAAACAGTTTATAGAAGCACAGTGAGATTAGTAAGAGAGAGTTTAAGCACTCCTTTTTTCCCTAGCACTCCTGCTATGGAAAACGCAAAATTTGAATATAAATCACAAGGAAAAATATTAAATTATTTTGCAGAACATTCAGCAGACGAATTTACAAGAATTTATCAAATTGATTTTAAAGATGAAGAATCAAGAATATTATGGCGCCAAGTACCTGCTATAGAAGAAAGTATGAAAGAATTTTACATTTACAATAGTGATAATAATATAGTAACATATATAAATGAAGAATTAATAAACACTAATGATTATGATTGATTTATGCTCTTACCTAATGATATAGGTGAATATAAAGTCTTAAATAAACAATCTTACTTACCTTTTAAAGATAAACTTTTTTATTTGTTTAATTCTTTTAGCCAAACAAACGACAAATTAAAAGATAATTATACAATTGATAATTTACAGTTTGAAGAATCAAAAGAAATATCTGTTATAATACATAAAGAAGAAATAGTAGCATTTGCTTCTGTTTTAGATAGAGATATTTGGCCTTCAAATACAAGTAGAATATTTAATCGTTTATTAAGAAACAAAAAATTTGAATGGAAAAATCCTGTTTTTGGCATCATATCTAAACTTATACACGACCATCAAATAAGCTATTGTAAAAGTATTAACAAAGATTATGTGTTTGTATCACAAGAAACAAAAAAATTGTGGTTACAAAAATGGATTGAACAGGCCAACGAATATAGTCCTAGTTGGATAATCTGTGATGAAAAGAAAAAAGTAACAAATGGAACCTCAAATGGTTCTACACAACATATAGCTTACAAAAAAATTTCAAATACTAACGAGCCTTTTCTTCTATAAAAGGTAAAAAGATAATACTAGGGTCAAATTCTTTTTTATTCTTAGCAAAATTATAAGACCTTGTATCAACGTGGTGATTGTTATGCCAAGCTTGTCCCCAAGTTAATAAAGCAAGTAAAGGAATATTTGTAGCCTTATCTTTAGATTCGTAAGTTTTATATCCAAAAAAACCTGAATGGCAAAATGAGTTAACTAATGCTTCTTGATGATATGACCAAGCAGCTGGTATAATCCAAAACCACAACATAAATTTCCAATCAATTAATGTTAACAAAACAAATGTTCCCCAAACTATAAAAGTATAATTACGATTTAACCATTTATGATATTCATTTCTTCTTATATCAGGTATTACTCTAGGATTAATTTTGCCTAATTTTTTATTATGTATCCATCCAATATATGAATGAAAAAATCCATCTTTAGGACTATGAGGATCTCCTTCTTCATCAGCGTGAGCGTGGTGCATACCTCTATGTACAGCGGCCCACCATAATGGACTGCCTTGTACACAAAGACAAGATAAAAACAATAAAGGCTTGTTAAGAAATTTTTTAAGTTTAATTGACCTATGACTTACAACTCTATGTAAAATTACGGCAGATCCTAAGCCACAAAAAATAACCCAGCCTAAAAATAAATATAACCATTCAGGCGATGTAAATATTAAACCTAGTACTGCTAATATTTGCACAGGCCAAAATACAAACCATAAATTAACTTGACTTCTACTCATTAATATCCGTTTTCGTTTTGTTTAATATGTTCTAAGAAAGGTGCTACTGTATAATTAGGTGTTAAACGACCTCTTGTTTGATTTGTAGTGTCGTTAAATCCTTGATCTACGCCTTCCCAATTAGTTATATTTATTCTCAATTTACCACATCTAAATGTATAACTATATTGATTATCTTCTAATATATGATTAGATTTAGGTATAAAATCAAACTTATTAAATATTAAACTTTTTAATTCATCAAATTTATAATTTTCGTTTTTATCTATCATATATCTACCAACTTGTCCTACGTTTCTAAACTCAATTGAAGTTCCTGTTCTATAATTTATTGTACTAAATTTATCTATCACTCTATCTATAATATGTTCATTTAAGTTTTTTATAACAATAATACCTACAGATAAACGCAAGTTTAAATCTAAACAATTATAAAAAGCATTCATTTTTTTATCAGAACATTTTAACTTATCTGTAATTTCATATATTGAATCATCATCAAAACCAGTCATACTTAAATAAACAGTTTTTAATCCACTTT